CACCAAACCCAGAAATTAGCGCAGCAGTACCGGAAGCTCTAGCGCTAGCAGCAGCCATACCGCCCTCCATGCGAGAAAGCTCTGCGTTAAGCCTAGCCTCTTCCTGTGCATCACTAATCTGTAGGTTTGCAATCTCGTTGTTAAACTTATTGACGGACTGCTCATAATCAAACTCACGAGCGTTCTGCCTAAGAACAGCCATTGGTGTACCTTGGCTCATATCAAACCCTGCATATCCTGTGCTTGCTCTCAGTGTACCTTGCACTTGGTTTTCAAATGCACTTGCGGCTCTTTCACTATCAATAGCAAACTGTGCATTCATAATACCGCGCTGACGCTCAAACAAATCAATGTCACGTTCTATAATACTTGCGTTAAACTCGCCAGCTCGCAGGGCCGCAGCCGCAGCCTTATCTGCTGCCTTCTTGCTGCTAATAGCCCCTGCTACCTGTACTCCGGTTGATATAAGCGCGAAAGGATTACACATTACTTAAACTCACTTATCAAATGTATTCATGCGTGGGTAGAACGCAAGAACGGTTAGCGGCAAGGGCTGACCCTGTTTTATATATACACGATCATCGTCATCAAAGCCACCAGGGAACTCAATCTCTTTGTCACCAGTAAACATAGGAACAGCAGTGTCCATAGCCATTGAACTATCACGGAAAAATATTCTATCAACTTCACCGCTATCATTACCAACTTCTGCACCTACAGTCTCAAAAAAGCGTACAGTGATACCATGCACACGCTTTGGTTTACCCTGGCTTGTTCCGTCCACAGATCCGGATTCGATCCGCAAAGTTTGCATGTTACTATCAAAACCAAAACCAACAGCAGCAGTTGTTGATGAATAATTCAATGTTATACCACCAGTGCTTACTGTTTTATCTGGGTGCGTTGCACCATTGCCAAGAACTTGTAAGGTCTCACCTTCTAAATGATAAAGCCCTGATAATGTAGTTGTGGCACTACCGCTATATGACAAACCACTGTCAACAAAAAATGCCGTTGTTGTGTCATCACCAAAATCAAATATTTTTAATTTCTCAACATATCTTTTTGTAACGCTGTTGATTGTGCGCTTTACAATCATAAACAGCTCATCTTCACCTGTGTCTGTTGGTAAGGTTGCAATACTTTCAACAACAGCTTGCCCACTACTAAACGTACCGCCAATAATATGCTTGTGCCAAGCAACAACCTCTTCTTCTCGCCTATATGTTAAACCAAGCAGCGTGCCATCATTTCTAATGCACCATATGACGCTGTCAGGCTCTTGCTGATATGCCATCTGCGTTATACCACCATTTGTTATATGTTCAGCAAGTATTGTCATATCAGGCGCAGAATACCCCCCAGTATTTACATCACCCACAAATTTAAATTCTCTTATCTTTCGTTTGCCTCGCTGAACAAACAAAGTAACGTCAGCAACTTGCACAGGCTCGATCTGCGCCGTGCCATAATTAGAATATTTACGAATAAGTGTAGTTGTTGGTGTAACAGGGCCATCGTTTGTTGATGTTAGCACATATTCACCGCCAGATGTACCAACAGTCAAAACTCTTGTTGCTGAGAGAAAACGAATAGCATTCACCTGATTAGACGCTATTGTGTATATCAAAGCATCATCGTCTGCTGTACCTACTGTGAAATTATCATAATCACCGTTTTTACTAAACCATAATGTTTGTGGGTTATTATTAGTGTTTCCAAATACTAATCTTTGTTCAAAAAATGAAACAACGCTAGGTCTATTATTAGATCCACTTAGTCCAGGGCTAGGAGATCCAGTTATCGAAAGGGTGGAAAATGTCCAAGCATTGTGATCCGTTCTTGTTAACGTGCGTATATCATATGAGGGATGAACAATATACATTGTATCAGCCGATTGAGCAAAACGTAAATCAAATAGATCTGCTTCTGCATAAGGGGTAGATATTTCATATATCTCATTTACTGTGCCGCCAGATGTATAAGTTGTAAAACCTGTTCCATCCACATTGTTTCCAAACAAATCAGTTAACTGAAACGTAGTAGATGTAACACCTGCAACCAAATAATTACGCCCATTAATCTCAGTCATGCCGCCAGCACTGTCTATATACACCTCATCGCCATTACTGTAACCATGAGCCACACTTGTTGTAATAACAACAGGGTTTGCTTTTGTTGCAGCAGAGATATTACGTGTTGTACTATTTAAAACTTGTAAATCATTTCGATACACACGCATTGTTTGATCGCCAAACTCAAGTATATACGTATCAGTTGTTTTAAACTGAAACGGTATTAATCTTGATTTAACAGAGCTATCAGCAATCTCTCCAAGATATTCTGTGCCCGGTCTACGTGTCACACCGCCATGAGGCATAACAACCATGTTCGTAAGGTCTGATAAACCTTCACGATACTTTTCTATATTGGTACGCCCTTCTAGCCTTGGGCTAATCTCACCTGCTGTAAAGGAGCTAAACGCTGGTGCTGAACGTGCCATTAGAACCTGCTTTCAATAAAGTCACTTGCCTCTAGGCGTTGCGTTGCGCCCTCTGTTGCATCGTTAAATCGTGCTTCGTTTATCTTGGCTTCATACAGAGAAGTCTGTATTTGCACCATGCTTGTAGAGCCTGTAATCGCATAACATATCTCAGCAGCTAATCGAGCCGCTAACGCCTCAACTAAACTTGCGTCATACTGCTCTGTATCAGTTACTCGACCAATATATTTAATCTTAGCTGTTCCCTCATCCGTAAGAAGTTTACGGCCTTCAATAACAAACACCGGGCCGCCAGTATTGTTAGTAATATTATCCTGTGGATAAGAAAGAGTACCGTTACTAAACTCTAGAACTCGCAAACAAAAGGGGTCTGTTGGTAGCGCATATTGATACGTATATCCAAAAGCTGGCGTTGTTGTTTCTTGTGCCAAACTTGCGCGATTAATTAGACAGTTCCAAGGATGCGCTCGAAAGACTGCATCTCTTACCGACTCGTATCGTTGATTAACAACTCGCGCCGCCTTACTGTTTTCGTCTAATGTAGAAATATTAGAAGCGCCTAAATTGTTTAGCGCAAAGTTTGCAATATCAACTGTACTAGCCATGTTTAATCCCTATTCATTAAACTTTTTTTAGTTGCGCCGCCAACTTTAGATCTTTTTTCTGCTGCTTCAACTGCTTGCTTAATAGTTTTAAATCTTGGAAATTTTTTTCCGGTTCTTTTTTCATAAGCTTGCGCTTCATCCCAAGCTTTGTCTCCTTTTAAAAACCTTGGCTCGTTAGTTTCTGAATCAAACCATATTTGAGGAATATTCCAAGCTGTCCCTTCTGGAGAAGTTTCTGAAGCTAAATATTCAGTAGCCTTACCACCACCAGGTAGCTTAATAGGCTTGTGCTTCTTTGGGTTAAATGGAACCAAACTTCCCACTTTTAATCTCCTGTAAAAGAAGGGGCGGCGAACCGCCCCAACCTAATTAGTCAACCACATACTTGATGGTTAGCTCGATAGTGCCTGTGCCGGCAGCACCGCCCATAGTGACTGTGATAGCCACACCATCTTCGTTTGTGTCTGTCTCTGTGCCTGAGCCTAGAGCTAGAGTAGCGAGGATGTCTACTTTCTGAGCAGATGTTGAAGCAGCAGCAGCTTTGTATGCAGCAGCAGATGCAGATACAGCAGTACCAGCAGCATTTGTGTGTGCAGCATAACCAACTGACAATGTTGTTGAAGCACCAAGAGCGTCATGCGCTAATGATCCCTCAAGCAAACGTGCGCCATCTGGAAGAATAAACATCTCAATAACGTCACCAGACGCTAATGAAGATGCTTCGTATGTGCCATGAGCAACACGGATACGACCGCCCAGCTCATTTGCTTTGTTCATCACGGCTGGAGTAGCTCGTGTGTTAGTGCGTTGTGTTGAATAAACAGTAGCCATTAGTCAATCTCCTTATTCTGAACACGCAATTTCTACTACTTTTTCCTCTTCCATACGAGTTGCCCCGATGGTTTGGCAGTAATAGACTTGCGTTGAGTATGACTTGTCAGCACGTTCATCAATACGTGCGGCTGGCTCTTTGCCAACAGCAAGCTTAATGCCGTCCTGTGCAAATGCAATAACTTGACGATCTCCAGAACCGTCTGTGTTTAGACGGTTAGATACGATAAAGTTGAAACCAACAAATGTATTGATTTCTCCCATCGCCAAAGCTTTCACAGTGTTATAGTCAGCACTTGTTACAGTTGTATTGTTTAACAAGTCAGAGATTTGCTTTGGAGAACAAACAATGTGACGTGGAATAGATGGGTCAACACTTGCAGCATCTAGCAATTCTTTTGCAGATACTAACTTAGCAATTGTTAAACCAGATGATGCAACAGCAATTTTTTGCGCTGATGGTAGCGCTGTTGATGTTGAACCGTCTTTGCCTGTGTTAGCTGTACCAAGAGCAGCAGTGATGATAACATCATCCATTGCGCGGCCCATAGCAGCAGCGGCTGCACGGCTATATGTTGACGTTGGGTCTACAAGCAAACGTACTTTGTCGCTGTCATCGATTAGATCAGCATACTCATAGTCTGACATTGTAACCATACGTCTTGTATGCGGTGTGTCCACTAGTGGTGTATCCGCATGGCGTGATGTACGCAGAACAGCCGCAGCTTGTCCTACTTGATCAAAAAAAGCTTTCTCACCGTTAACGCTTTCTGTATCCACTGCATTACGCAGCAAAGAACCCATCTGCTGTGATAGCATTTGGACATTAGCGCTAAACTGGTTGACAAAAGCTGTAGTAATTTGGGTAGACATCTTGTCTCTCCTACTTTTGTTTCAGTTTAAGATTGCTGCGCTTGGTTATCTCTTGCGAGGCCTTGCTGCTACTTAGGGTAGCTACTCCGCTTGACTACAAGCTTACTTGTGGGCCTTTCGGTTATCCACTAGGTATACTCCCGAAGCCGAAGCACTTCGTTTACAAAAGTGCTATGCTCTGGATGCATTTTATCCCAATATGGCGTATTCGGCAATGTCATTTCTGTAATTTGCCTTGACGCTTCTTCTGGTGTCATAATTAGCTCTGTTGTTTCCCCTGCCAAATTGTCCTCTCCAATCTGTGCAGCTAGGTTAGAAAACATCTTCACAATCGCTGGGTGATCTCCCAACATACGACCATCAGATAATTGGATCTCGTCAAATATCTCTGTGCTTCCTAAAAGGTCACGAGCAGCCAACTGAGCCATCTCTAACCTCTGATCAAACGCTTGACCAAACTCTTCACGCAACTCTTGCTCTGATGCATAGCGAGCTTCTTCAGCACCTTGCTCATACCCTTGGTTTACGCTGTCTACTGTACTACGAATAAATGTCATCATCTCATTAGCTTGAGCTGCATTTAATCCAGCGTTTAGAGCATGTTGTCTAAAAGAGTTCATGTACTCATCGGCTAGCGGTGCATCATCTCCAAGATCATATCCACCAACTTCTGTCGGTGCGCCAAGCTTTGTATAGACTTCTCGCCATTCATCCGGTGTAGCAGACTTACTAGGTATTGCTATCTTGTCAGCGCCAATCATGCGCTGTGCATTTACGTAGCTTTTAGCTAGTGCGCCTGGATCTGTAAAAGTTCGCAAGCTCGGTTCATTGCGTAACTCTTCTGGTAAACTTTCTAAAAAGCTAACTGGTGCAGCCTCCGCTACAACAGACTCTTGAGATCCTGTATCTTGGATTGCCTCTTCGCTCATTTGGGTTCCTTCCCTTCGGTCAGCATCCGGACAATCAGCAACACAGTTGCTCGCTGACCTTCATTAAATGATGTTTCATGTGGATTGCCCGAAAACGTGGTTGTCTCAAATCCAAACCTAGATTTAAGATCACTCAATACTCTTTGCCCATCCTCTGTGTTGAATGTGCGCCTGTATGCTAGCTTTAGCTCTTCTAGTTGTTTCATTACTCTGTATCACCTACGGCCTTGATTAATGGTGCTACCTGTTGCGCTTGCTGCGCCGCCATCATCTGTTGTTCCATAGCCGCTTGTTGTTCTGCCTGTTCTGCCTGTTCATCACGAATACGAGCAACCTCCTCGTCACTACGTATAACTCTTGCTGGTATACCTGTAACCTCAACAAGATATTGCACAAGCTTGTCACTATCCAAATAGTCCATAACAGGCGCAATCTCTGCTACCTGCATCATTACTTCAAAGCCTCGAAGCATAGACTGTAGGTCTGTTAGCCTCTGCGCTTTTGCCAATGGTGACACATACTCAATGTCGATGTCTTGGCCCTGTAGTTGCTCCGGAGCAGCAGGGAGGAGACCATTCCGGAGCAGCAACGCAAAAGACCGCGAGATCAGAGGCCGCAACAGTTCCGATTGCAACCTGCCCAGGACAGGCCCGAGAAGCCTCATTTTCTCTTCATTGCGCTGCAACACTTCAGTCGCTGTCATGGCTGGGCCTTGTGACATGAGCAACTGATTAACAAAGAAAGCTTCACGTATTGCATTACGTCTTTGCTCTTCCATGTTTAAGCCTAGTGGATTGTTTGCGCCGATCTGCAACGGCTCCAATCTATCTCTTGTGCCTGTACGAAAAAAGTTTAGTGCGCCTGGTGTCGTTCTAACTGGTAATACAAAACCATCATCAGGAACCATTAGCGGTGGGTCAATCTGTTTTTGCGCCGCACGTATTGTTGTCTCAGACATCTTGTTTACCATCTTAACATCTGGCAACGCATTCATAGCTGGTGATCTGCCGTAAGTGCTTACACTATCTTTGTTGAAGCGCGGAACCATAAACGGGAAGTCATCAAAGCCACCTTCAGAAATTAATGCTTTAGAATCAAGGTGATAGTACACAGATGCAATGGGTTTACTTCTTGCTACCTTGCCTTTTGTTTCCCCTCTTGGATACACAACATGGATTAGATCATGCTCTTTGTGTGGATCATTCTTGAGATCTTTTACCATTTGCGTTGGTAAGTTTTCCTCACCAAATCGCTGCGCCGCAGCACGAGCAGTAATTTTAAACTTACGATATACAGTATCAACAGTACCGTTTGCATCTTCTGCAACTGTTACTTCTGCAATATGTCTCGATGAAAACCGCAACCCTTCCCTGTCACCTTCTACGTAGAAGGCAGCAGTTCCGAACACAACTAGATCGTAGTACAGCTCGTGGATTTCTTGCTGAAAGTTAGACCTATTGAACGCTTGATACATTTGATCCATACACAGCTCTAACCACTCATTAGCCATGTCATCATTTTGCAATGATGGATCACGGTATCTCATCGAGAACCAAGGGGTGCTAGGAGAAGTGAGCATACCATGCAAAGAGGACGAAAGTAATTCTACAGCGTGAACAGCCGTTCCGTCATAAATTAACTCAGTTCGCTTATCCCCTTGGGTTCTCTTCTTTGTGATGTCTGCTTTACGTGGCAGCATATAATCTGCTAATTCTTGCCAATGCTTTTCCCAGTTCGAGCGCTGCGTCTGCAACGTCTTAAACCTACGATCAAGCTGTGAAATAAGCGGATTTACTTGTGCCATTACATCATTCCAATACTATTCATCATTGAACGTTTCTTTTTCTTTTTATTATCTGTTAAACCCTCTACAGCGCCACCCTGAGTTCTGCCAGCCATTTTCTGCTGTAGGCGCTCCAAAGGATCAACCGTCATGTCTGCACGGCGCTTTGCTGGCTGAGACGCCCTAGCACCCATCTCACCAGCCATGTTGCGCCGATACATCATGCTAACAAACCACTCATCAGAGATCTGCGCCTTCGTGTAGGTGCTTTTGAAAGCAAACCTTGTGCGCCAGTAGCAATAGTTTTTCTGCGGCCTTTACGAGCTGTGTCAGCAACTTTAGTTTCCGCTTCACCTTCAGCAGTTGCTTCTATTGCCGCCGCTTCTATCTCACCGCTAGCTGCTGTGCTTATTCCTGGCTCTGCTGATTTTTTCTCTTCAGGCTCTGGAGCCGTTATGATTTTTGCTGGCCCTGTAGGTGGCTTTGGTGGCTTTGGTGGCTCTGGCGCTTTTGCAACTGGGGCTGGAGTTGTTGGTGCGGCTGGCGCAGCTCTTGATGGTCTATCATCTGACTCAAAAGCTTTTGCCGTTATATCTTTCAAAGCCTTTTGAGAACGTGCAGCCCTATCATCTAGCCTAGCATAGTAATCAACGTCTTTTGGCTTCATACCAAGATCCATTTGAATATCATCTTTTACTTGTTGAAATCTAGTTTTAGGACTTTTGTAATCACCTTTGGCTGCTAAGACAGTTCCTTGGACTACTTTACTAGCCTCTGATACACTTTTATCTTTTTTCTTAGGTGCTGCTGCGCCGCCACCTCCACAAAAACCACCCATTACACTAACTCCTTTTCCATAACCATTCCAATAGGATTATAACCAAGGCGCTGCAATAACTTCGCGCCCCTCTCACTCTTAATGCCAGAAGTAGAACCTGTTGTAATACTCACTGCACCGACACCTTTTGCCCATTCTTCAAACATTTTCATCAAGCGAACACCAGTCATGCCGCCCCTATACTTTGGTATAACATACCAGATATAATCGGCCGCGACTAGTGTATTTGAATATGGATAGTAATAAACCATACCAACAAGGCATCCGACAAGCAAATCACCATCCCAAGCAGTGAAAATATCGCTGTCATCATTATCAATACGTTCTTCAATCCACTCATGCATTTTATCAAAGTTAAAGTTAGCAAACCTCTGATAACTCTCTGCATGAAACATTTTGCAAACTTCGGTCACTTCAGCCGCATCAATAAACTTGGCAACCTTATATTCAAGCTGCGAATGGGTCATAATCAGACATCGCTTGCATTTGTGGCGCTTTCATTGTCGGGCCAGTCTCCCTCAGTCCTACTGCGAAATATCTAAACGCATCAGCCGCATGAGAAGACCAGTCATGTACAGGGTTTGCACGGAAGGTACGGGTACGATCATTATAAGATCTGTGATATTGCCGCAAACATTCTAAACCCTGCTTACACTTCTCACGATCAAACCACAGCCTCGGTATCAACATCTGTGCCGCATGGATACCATCCTCAACAGGAAGCTTGGGAACAACGCGAAAGTTCAACCCCAGATCCCAGGCAACTTCCCTTCGGCTCTTCCCACTACCCAACTCGCGCACCTCTATATCGTGCGGCGCATTATGCGTACCATACAAATAATTCTTAGAGTTAAGGATCTGACAGTAGTGGGGCAACCCCTGGTTTCTATTTTCATAGAAATCTATCACATGCACAGCTCTGCCAACTGTCTGCGTAAACCAAATGCTCGTACTATCACCAATACCCAAATCCCACCAGGTATCGACACGCACAGACGGATCATACGGTACATTCGTTACCCTGCCACCAGACGTAGCATCCTCCAGCTCCTTGCCATAAATAGCACCTGGCACATTCGCATTCCAAGAACACTCAAACTCTTGCATGTACTGGTCATGCGTCATCATTAACTTCGCAGCCTCTAATTCATCCTGATCCAGCAACCCAGTTTCGCTAGCCTTATACACCGCACTTAACCAATCCTCATCAGAAGCAGCCTGTTCATAATAATCATAGAAAACATTATGGCCCTTCGGAGTGCCAACAAAGATACAAAACCCCTTACGATCAGATAAAGCTGGGCGCAATACTTCCGGAAACACATTCTCAGGCATGTCAGCAACCTCATCCATGACACATCCATCTAAATATATACCACGTAAACTATCAGGGTTTTCTGCACCGAGTAAGCTAATCCTAGCACCAGTCGGTAAGTCACACCGCAATTCAGTCTCATGAAACTTCACATTCGGTATACCACCGGCAAAATGTTTTATGTAATCCCAGGCTACATTCTTTGCCTGACGATAGGTGGGCGCCATATAGGCATATCGAGGATTCGTCTTTCCAGAAAGTAATGCATCCCTTAGTATATGATTAATAGCCCATACAGTCTTGCCAAACCTGCGGTGACACACAACAACTCCCCAGCGCTTCATTTGCATCTCATTATGCAACTTCATCTGCAACGGCCTCGGGTCATATGGTATCTCAATGTGCGTCAATGCTGCACTACCTTCTCTTGATCAGCGTATATCAGTATGCCATGCGACTCCAGAATAGCCTCGTAGACGTCCAAAAGCAATACAGCACATTCTAGCTGCTCAGAAACGCTATCGCTATCTGTGATGCCTCTCCGTAGCTCTGCGATGTGATTAATCGCTGCTAGTTGGGGAGGAGAGAGGGGCTGTGTCACACTCCCTGCTCCGCAGGTATTATATGTAGACAGGAGCGGCGGCGTGTTTCTGGGAGGGTGGGGGGTCGATATTCGGCAAAAATGCGCTGCAATCTAGCAAATGTGCTGCAAACCCTGCAATAATTAACATAATCTATATTATACGAAAACAGTTTGCCCCTCACGCGCGTAGCTCGGACACTCTCAGCCTTTACCGGAACGTTAATGAACAACCTGTTCGTCGTCATCCGTTGCACTGATAGCAGTATCGCCGCCAGCCCATGATATCGTGAATGTCTGTGCTTGCGGCGCGTCTTCCTTTTTGTCACGTATTCCAAATGGCTGGTTTCTTGCAGTTGTCCATTTCAGGGCGTCTATCTCTAACCTACGCCTGTTTACTTCTGCATTGAGAAAACGAACATCACCTTCTGGTAGCGGTTTCATAGCTAGCCTGTTAATGTGGTCGGCGTAGTATTCAGCTTGCAGAATGCGCCCTTTTCGGTACAGCTCCCAAAGCTCATCACTTGCAGCGACTGCCCTTGTTACTGCTCGGTAATTTGGCATGTTTTCATCCTTAGTAATGTCGACAAGCGTCTCGCCTTGCGCTAGTCTATCTATTATCTTTTCCATTACTTTAATATTTACCGTTCTACTCATTCCTGGCCTTCTAAAAATGCCCCCAATAAAGGGGGCTAGTTAAAGACGGATAACTATTTACAGTTATCAGGACCGAGGTCTGATCCTAAATACATGATAAACTATAACAATTTATAACACAATATAACTTTTTAAAATTACCTATTGACATTTTGTGTCAAATGATTATCTTAAGCTTAGACAACAACAAACGAGGTCAACAATGATACTTAAACTTATACTAAGAAAAGATTGGTTAGTAGATTTAACCGTAAAACTCTTTTTGCTTACAAATGTTGCAGCTTTAATGGCGCTGCTTTTATCCCCATTTATTTACGCTTTAATTACAAACTAAGAGGTCAAAACAATGTCAAAAGCAAACGAAGTATTAAACGAAATAGCTCAAACAGTTATTAACATGATGAACGAACACGGCTCAAACTGGACTAAGCCGTGGAAAAATGCGGTTCATGTACATGGCGAACCAGTGAGCGCTAAACAGCGAGCTTATACTGGTATCAATAGAATAAGTTTAGGTTTAGCTGTTGCCCTGTCAGGTCATACATCGCCTGTATTCGCAACCTACAAACAATGGAAGTCTTTAGGAGCTAACGTCAAAAAAGGTTCTAAAGGTTACAAGGTTATCTTTTATAAAACTATCATTGTTAAAGATGAAGAAACAGAAAAAGACAGGGCTTTACCATGTGCTAAAGTTTACACTGTGTTCAATAGTGATCAAGTTGAAAACTGGAACGGCTCATGGCTAGACACTGAGATTGAAGAATATAAACAACAATGGAACGACATTGAAGACGTCGACAAGTTCATAGATTCAATAGGCGCAAACATCACATTAGACAACTCAAACGCTGCTTTTTACAGACCGTCAACTGACTCAATACACATTCCAAACAAAGCACAATTTAATGATGCTGAGGGATACTATGGAACGCTGTTCCATGAGCTTGTTCACTGGACAGGGCATGAAACACGCGAGAATCGAAAAATGGGCACACGCTTTGGTTCAGATCGTTATGCTTTTGAAGAGTTAGTTGCTGAATTAGGTGGCGCAATGTTAAGCGGTTTAACTAAGGTTGAAGCTACCCCGAGAGAAGATCACGCGATTTATCTTAATAACTGGATACAATGTTTACGTGATAATCCTAAAGCTATTCAGAAAGCTGCAAGCCTAGCTGAGAAAGCAGCACAATTTATTATCAATAGTGCAATTGCTGAACCTACTAAACAGGCTGCTTAAACTATCGCTTAGTAGCGTCTTAGGGCGCTACCTTGCCATACTTTAAGTATGATTAACCAAAACAAAAAGAGGTCAATATGT